TAATCTGACAGGTGCGGATTTCGTCAGTTTTTTTATCTCGGTGAAGTCGCAAAAACATTTTTGATTCTTTCAATGTCTTAAAGAAGTAAATACAACTTCTAAAACTATCTTTAAAACCCATAATCTCCCCCGTATTTTTATCCACGATGGCGTAGTAGAGTTTCATAATTACTCCATTTTACTTTTTAAAAATTCTATGACTTCCGGCAATTTAGCGATAATTAAATTCATCTGCTTAATCCGCCACTCTTCTAAGTCCTCTGTTATATTGCTTTCAGTATGCAAGTAATAAAAAGCGTTTCTCAACTGTTTAGATGAAGAACTTTTTGATCTTCCCTTCATCGGCTTGCCCCATTTTCTGGTTATCAGAACTTCGCCTGTCGGACGGCATCGGTATATTTCGTTTCCCGTGCCGTCCTCATTATTCTTTACTTCCGCAGAATAAACATTAACATTTACTCCGAGCGTTAAATCCTCGCCCACTTCCAGTTTGTCGGGAATTGAAGCCGAACCGACAAAACGCAGGATTTTTTCGTTAATTTCCATATTTTAAAACGGTATATTAACTCCCTCTTCACCTTCTTTTTTTTCTTTAAATAATTCTCCATATTCATCAATTTCCCAATCACTTGTAACCAAGTAGGGAACGATTGCCTTTTTGTTGGCAATGATTTTTTTGTCTAAAATCACTTTAACATCTTTGTTTATCCAGTTTTCTGTTTCTTCTCCAAATTCTTTGACCAAGACATTGATTGTCGCCTGATTGAAAGAAAGTTTTTTATCTCCGTTTCGGGTTTTGATTTTAAATACTGTTTGCTCTCCGAATGTTCCCATTTCGGTTTCTCCACTATCTAAAATTTTTACAATATCCCCGTCTTTTAAATCGGCTTCGTATTGTTTTCCGTCGTATTCGTAAGGTTCTTTTCTGGCGTAAGGAAGCCCACCGCCTTGTTTGATTGAAAGTTTCATAGTTTTTTAGTTAAGATTTATTTTTAATATATCCACCGTCTATTTTTTTATATCCTTCTTCGCCTTCTCTAAAAGTTACTTTTTTTAAATTTTGTTCTGCCAAAGACATTTTACCACGACCTTTTTTAGATGCTTCTTCGGTTGCCTTAAATTCTTTTTTAAGTTCCGTTTCGGCGAGTTCTTTTTTGCGTTCCTCTATGGCATTAAGAACATCAGTTTTTGCGGCACAGTATAACCAATCTGAGACCTCTTGTACATTTGATAATGTTTCTGTTTCATCAAAAGTTTCCTCATAACTTGCCGAATGTTTTTCAAACAGGAATTGACCGACGGAAATATTTTTTTCAAAACTTCTACAAATGCGCATATAATTATAATAAATTTTTCTGATTATCTCGTAATTTATATCCGACGATATATCCTTTTAAATTCTTAATCTCTTCAATTTCTGGATTAAGGTCAGGGCGTAGTTTTCTCTCGGCGGTTGATTGCTTAAACCCAGCCCATTGGCATATTCTAAATATCTCATCTATGCTCACCTGACCTCTTTCTTTGATATAATCGTGGAGATATTCAGGGATTGTTTTTCCGCCTAAAAGAGAGTTAAGCATAGTTGTAAAATTATTATTCCTACTACCGCTCCCACTACTCCGAGGACGATCCCCGTTAAAAGGATTTGTTGGTCTCGGTTCTCTTTGATGTTTTGGAAAAATTTGTAGCCGAAGTTTTTCATAAATTTATTATTTTATAATTTTTATCAAGAGGATAATCATCACTTCCCAGTTGTTTAATATTATCATTTTCTTCCCAGGTTTTAGGCCATTTTTCTCCATTTTCTGATTTAAAACTTGGATCTAATAAAATTTCTTTTTTGTCGTAGTTTTTATAATAATTCATAAATTTATTTTCTAATTTCTAATAATAATTTACTTAATGCTTCTTGCGGCGTTTTTCCTGTAAAAAGTTTTTTAGTCTGTAATGAATTGTGTCCTGCTTTTACAATTCACCTTCCGTCGGAGTGAAGTGATAAACTTCTAAAAGCCATTCCTAATTCTTTTAATAAATCTTCTATCATCATAAATTTATTTTCTAAAATTAGTTATATCCTCTGCTATTTTACCGCAATTATTACAACTACTTAAAAATCTATTTTCTTGTGGTTCAACCCAGCCGTCCGTTTCCCACTCTTCTCCGCATTTTTCGCAAACGAATTTTTTAATTTCTTTTTTTGCGCCTTCTTTTAAAATTTTTCTCATAATATTTATTATTTAATCATTATCGTAATCATCACCCCTGCTTATGTATTCTCTGGCTTTAGCGGGGTGATTTATTAAGTGCTTGGCTTCGTAGTAATCTATAAATCCGTCGTTATACGCTTCGCCGATTATTCGGTCTTCATCTGAATCAAGAGGAAGGTTGTCAATTTTATTTTCTCGGTTGTTCATATTTATTTTAAGAGTTTTTTAAGTATCTAAGGGGAATTAAAAGTTATCGCTTTGACGGGATTAAGGGCGTTAGCCCCGATAACTTCTAAACCCCCTAAAATACTTAAATAAAAATCCCGTCAAAGATTATGGTCAAGGACGGGTGTCAAAATTTATTATTATTTTCATTTTGTTATCCCGTCAAAGATTTTTGTTGATGTAAAGAACCTTTATCAATCACTAAATATAGTATACCATAAGCGGTCAAATATGTCAAGTGGATAACTCTCTGATTATCCGTTTTTTTGGCTAATCTTAGCGGAAAATAAATTGTTTCAAGTTCATATTTCTATCTCACAAGGTTATTTTTGAAACATCTTTACTCTTTTTTTATGTAAATTTTTTAACCTTCCATCTCCAACCATATGACATTTTCTACATAACCATTCCCAATCTGATAAGTTCCGTAGATATTTACCGCTTTTATTTGCTAAATCGTAAGGTGGTTTTTTATAACATTTTTCACAAAGTTTTGGCTTTTTTAATCTTCTTTTAACCCAGGCGTGAATTCCAGGATATCCAACATTATCTCCTTTCCAATTATGATGTTTTTTTCCATAATTGAATATTGATTTTTTATTTTTTTTGACCCAGGTAGTTAAACATTTGTGAGAACAAAAATGCCTCTTATATTTTATTTGCTCGCTTGGATAAACTTTTTTTAATTTTTTACAATTATTACATTTTAAAATTTTAGTTTTCACATATTTTCCAAGTAAAGATTTTCTAACCGAGTTTTTAATCTGTTCCATATTATTTTATCTCCTCTTGAATTATAGCATCGCATTTTAAAATCTCGTCCTCCACTAAATCCAAAAGTATTTTTAATTCGTCTCTGGTTTTGTAAAGTTTTTCCATTTTTTCTTCGGCTTCGCATTTAGTCATAGATGTTTTTAAATTTAGGTTTGTTATATTTTACGGGAGTATATAAATCGTCTTGAATAAATTTATTGTCTTCAAACTTAAACCACAATCTCGGATGTCTTCCACTTTTACGATTCTTGACTATTTTTATAAGAGTGTGATTTCCGTATTCTTCCGTTCCCGTTCCTTCTTCCCGTTCAAGCATAAATACTACATCTGATTCTTGGGCGATCGCCGAGCTGTCTCTAATATCCCCGATTTTAGCTTCACTCGTGGTCTTACGGGTATGAGCCAGAAGTATAATTACGACTTCTTCGTTTAAGGCAATCATTTTAAGTTCCCGACAAATTGCTCCCAAGTAAGCGGAATAGTTTTTAGCGACATCGTTTTCTTCCCGCATTTTTGGAAGAAGAAAACCGAGATGATCAACGACAACGAATTTAATCAAGGTTTTTTCTTTCGCTTCTTTAATTTTTTTTTCTATCCAGTCAACTTTTCCTGAAACATTGATTAACGGAACGAAAGAAATACAATCATCATCAATTCCCATTTCTTTGAATTTTTCCCAAATTTCGCAGAGTTCAACTTCGTAAGAAAACCATAGCGTAGCCAGTCCTTCTTTAAAAAAATTGTATGTAAAATTTTGCGCAAGTGTGGTTTTTCCCATTCCCGTCGGCGCGGCGACAACTATAAGATTTCCATCTCTGAATCCCCCTTTTAGGTCATCATCAAACGAACCAAAACCGCTTGAATAACTTTCTTTAATCTTCCCCGACAATCTCACCGCCTCGCCAAGAGAAACAATCGGGGCATTATCATCGTATTCTTTGATTACTTCTTCTATTTTTTCACCGGCGAACGCCCGTCTTGAAATTGAGTCAAAAGTATTTTTAAGTTCTTGTTCGGGAAGTGGGGGGCTGTTAAGTAAATTCCAGCCGAGTGTTGCCTGCCACGCCGCTTCTAAATCTTCCTTGCGATTAAAAGTTCTAAGAAGTTTTCCGATAACCGAAGCGGCTGTTTGATTTCGTTCACCTTTTCCCACGCCTCCAAGCACTCTTTGCCAGTCAGTTTTAGAAATTGCGGTTTGGTCGCCGAAAAGATGTTTAGGGAAAAACGGTAGCGGGTCAACTTTTGTAAGCCATTCATAAGTTCCTTTTAAAGACACGGAGGGTGGCGCGAGAACATATCCGCCGTCGCCACGAATATCGGTTAGTTCCCTTATTCTCGCTTTATTTTGAAATTCAACATAGGAGTAATAAAAATGCCTTCCCCCTCCTCCGGTCTTTGCGGTGGCCGTTGGGGGTAGCCAGTCAGTTTTTCCTCCGGCCTCTACATCAACCACGATAAGTCCCGAGATTTTTCCAGTTACTATGCCGATTTGGGCGTTTGGAAACTTTGTCCACCACTCTTTTACTTCTTCGGCGGTGGCGCGCCGTTCCTGAAACTCCTGCCATTTGATAAGCGGTATCTTGTCTTGTCCCACGGGAATAACAGAGAGCCCTCGTAGTAAATAATTAAGTGCGGCATTTTTTAAAATCTCACTTGTCATAAATTTATTTAGTAAGATATTTTAGTAAGGTTTCAATAGTCCATTCATTATTTTCCATTACTTTTTGATTTTGTTGCATTTTTTCTTCGGCTTCTTTAATTTGCTCTTTTGAGAATTTAACCACTTCTACTGCCGCACGACAGTGTCTTTTAAGAGCAGCGGTCATCTGCTCTTCGGTTTCAAAAACCAATCCTTTCGCCTTGAAAAATCTTGCTATGAGTTGAACGTGGGGTTTTTTATCATTTTGCCATTCGTTTAACTTTTGGTCATAATTAAAAATTGGAGGGGGAGGCAACGCAGTTGCAATACTATGTGTTTCCTTAATATGTGTTTCCTTATTCGGCACCACGTGCCTACGGCTGATGTCGTTATTTGCCTGCGGTGGTAGGCATATAGTGCCGTCGGCATTATTTGCCTGCGGTTTATTTTTCCATAAAGATTTATCCAGAAGTGTATAAATATTATTTTTAAAAGAGCCATTATCTTTTCTGCCTTGGGATTGTGTTTTTATGATATTCCACTCTTCAAGTTTTTTAAGGGCGGAATAAACAGATCGTTCGCTTATATTTAATTCATTAGCCAATAATTCCTTTGAGGGAAAACAGGTTTGTTGTTTATTGGCGTGTCGGCAAAGGGAAACATAAACCCCCGTGGCGTTTATCCCGCATAGTTTGGCATATCCGTTAAGATATTCGTCGTCTATTACGAATTTGTCTTTTTTTCTTAAATCTCTGATTTCAAATTTTTCCATACTTTTAAAATTAAAAAATCTATTACCTGCCTAACAATGGCTCATCGCTAAATGCCACCATTGGTTTGCAAGTAATAGATTTCTTTTCTCTAAAAGTTTAGCGATGATTTTAGGCATATTTTTATATTACAAGGGTAGTATACAGGATTTTTAAAAAGGTGTCAAGCAATCTTTTGAAATGTTATGAGATAATAGAGGATAATATTTTACTTTTAGCATTATTTTCAATTTGTCTTATTCGTTCTCTTGTATATCCAAAATGGTCTCCTGTTTCTTGTAGCGTTTTTATTATATTGTTTGAGCCTATTCCGTATCTGTAAATAACTTTTTCAGCCCATTGCTCTCTAACAATTTTGGGATTAAGTAATATATTTTTATTTTTAAAGAAAAAATCTTGATTATCAAAAACATTTTGGCATATGCTTGGATTTTCTGATCGTTTTAGGATATCTTTAAGAGAATATTTTTTGTGTTTAAAATTTTGAAAAGTATGATATTTAATATTGTATTTTAAACAAAAATTAAATATAGAGATATTTTGTCCATCAATATCTTTTATCGTTTTATTTTTTAAATTTATCTGCTTATTATTAGCGTTTTCTTTTGGAGTTACCCAGTGGCAATTTTCTTTAAAATACCCCCTATTATTGTCAATTCTATCAATTTGAGTATTTTTTTCTCCGAATTCTTCAAGATGTTTTAAATATTCTTGATGCATATCATCAAAGAAATTTTTAAAATCTAACCATTCTTTGCAAATAGTTATTTCTCGTCCGTGATAGCGTTCATAGGCTGGATGGGTGGGGGAAAGGCATCTTGATTTTATTCCAAACCATATTCTATAAAATCTAATTTTCCAATCACTGTAAGCTCTTATCCATGGATTTCTTTTAAGTTTCATAAATTTTTAATTAAGAATTATATCTATATTATACGCCTTGACTTAAATTTTGTCAAGCCATTGCTTTACAAAATCCTTAAATCGTGTATAATGGAAGTATAGTAAATAAATACTTATCCACAATTACTACCCTTCGCCTTTTCTGAGATTTGCTTTTCGCTTTCAAAAGGCCTCGGCTTTCCTCAAAAATTAAGTGCTGGTGGTCTTTGAAGAATACAAAATTTTTATCAACTCTTTATTAGTGGAAAAGGCAAGGGCGGTAGATGATTTATGAAAGAAGCAATTATAAAAATCGCGGAAAAATTAGATTATTTTATAGAAAAGATTTTTTCTGAATATGGCGAGGTTTTAAAAAGATTGAGCAAAGAGTAAAATGATAATCGCCACACACGCCAGCACTCTAAATTATCGGAAGGCAAAAGAAGTTGAAGAACTGCTTAGAGGATTCGCGAACGGGTTTATCAGTCAAAAAGTTTTAGAAGCGCGTCTCAAAAAATTAGAGTGTAGCGAGGTTTTAAAATTTTATAAAGAGAATTAACTATTAACTTTTCTAAAAATGAAAGTCAAACTTTCTATCTCGTCTGTCAATCTCCTTAAAGGAGTTCTCTCTTTTACCGGAGAAAAAGAAATTGACCAAAGAGGCAATGAAATCGCCTCACCTCGCAGAATGAACGGGGAAGAGTCGTCTCAGCGCCGGCATTATATCAAGGCAACGGAAGAAGAAGTCAAAAAAGTCCAAGAGGAAATCAACGCCATAGAAAAAACTCATCGCGAACTTGTAGAGAAATTAAGAGAGGACTTTAAGAAAGAATCTCCCAAGAAAAAAACCGAAACCGAAGAGGATTACGAAAAGAAACTTAACATAGAGTTAAGCAAAAACAAAGAACTCATAGAAGCCGTAAAAGCCGCTAACAAGAAAATAGAGGACTTAAACAAAACCGAAATTGAGTTTGAAGTAACTGACAAAACCTTTGAGGTAATGAAGAAATTTTTTAAAGAATTTGGAGATAAAGTAGGTTTTGGTGTCGCCGATGATGAGCAGGTAGAAGAACTTACAAATGTACTAAAATAAAATGTTTGATTTTGGCTTTATCGTAGGATTTCTTTTCGGGGTGATAGTTATTGTTGCACGCGATTTCCGGGATTTGAAGTACATAATAAGAAAACAGTACAGAGAAGCAAAAAGTGTTTTTATTCCCAAAAGCGATAGTAATGTTTTAACCCCAACTCCTGAAAGTGTCTCAAAAGCCGAAGAAGACGAACGAAATAAACTTTGGTATGGTAATTGACAGTTCTATTGATTATGCTATAAAGTATTTTCTTAGTTGTTGGTTTTTTCCTTTTAAAAGAAGGGTGAAACAAATTAAGTACAAGATCGTTAAAGCAATACTAAAACCTTGGGAAGTCAGGAGGCAACGCGAGGAGGCATATCAAAACGCCGGAAAGATAATACACTACGAATTAAATGAACACCGAAGACAAAGGGAATCTCACGAAAAAGACCTTATTCAGCCATTCAATTCCGACGGAACGTTAAACCGCGATTTTAAAAAAGTTTATCCAAATAGCGAATTTGTTAAAAGATATAGAGCAAAATAATATGGGCGACACTCCATTTTATAAAACTGTTGAAGAATTACAGCAAAAAATAGAGGAATACTTAAAGGACTGTCCTGATAGAAGGATAATGTATTTTAAAACAAAAGACGAAGTAATGGAGAGAGAGGTTCCTTGTCCGACAATTACTGGATTAACTCTTTATCTTGGTTTTTGTGATAGAGCAAGTTTCTATGATTATGAGAATAAGCCAAAATTTACCCACACTATAAAAAAGGCAAGAACTTTTATTGAGAAAGTGTATGAGGAACTTTTACAGGCTGGGAATCCAACGGGAGCGATATTTGCTCTTAAAAACTTTGGTTGGAAGGATAAAAGTGATTTAGACATAACTTCTGGCGGAAAGCCAATATATGGCGGTAAATCTTTTCAAGGACACGATGGCGACCCGCAAGATATTCTCCCTAACCAAGAGAATAAGAGCGGTTAGTGGCGGAACTTCTGCGAGTAAAACTATTTCTATTCTTGTTTGGCTGATTGACTATTCGCAAGTTACGAAGAATAAGATAATTACGGTAGTCGCTGAATCTGTGCCTCATTTACAACTTGGTGCGATTAGAGATTTTAAGAGTATAATGATTTCACAAGGATACTGGGACGAGAACCGCTGGAACGAAACAACGCACACTTACAGATTTAACGGAGAGAGTTTTATAGAGTTCATTTCATTTGATAAGTTTGGCAAGGCTCACGGTCCAAGGAGAGATATTCTGTTTATCAACGAAGCAAACAATATCCCCTACGAGATAGCAGACCAGTTGATTACAAGAACGCGCGAGATTGTCTGGATGGACTGGAACCCGTCAGAGGAGTTTTGGTTTTATACCGAGATGAAGCCCGCGAGAGACGATATTGATTTTATAACCCTGACTTATCTTGATAACGAAGCGTTAGACGAAGTTTCAAGAAGGGAAATTGAGGCGCATAAATCTAATAAGCGGTGGTGGACAGTTTACGGTTTAGGCCAGTTAGGGGAAATAGAGTCAAGAATTTATACCGGCTGGCAAGTAATAGACGAAATCCCCTTTGAGGCAAGATTAGAGAGACGAGGGTTGGACTTTGGATATTCTGTTGATCCGTCGGTCTTGATAGATATTTATTATTATAATGGCGGATTTATTGTAGACGAGGTTCTTTATCAAAAAGGCTTAAGCAACAAGTCAATCGCTGATACAATTTTAAATCTTACAAACCCAGAAACTCTGGTAATAGCCGACTCCGCAGAACCAAAAAGCATAGACGAGATTAAAAGTTACGGGGTGAGTATCATCGGAGCTGTTAAAGGCGCAGATAGTGTTTATCAGGGAATACAATTTGTTAGAAATCAGAAAATCTCCGTAACTAAGAGAAGCGTAAAAACAATTAAAGCATACAGGAATTACTTATTCTCTGAGGATAAAAACGGTAAGATTACGAACAAGCCAGACGAGACAGTTCACGAGTGGAGTAACCCAATGGACGCTATAAGATACGGCCTTGATTCTTTTAGACCAAGAGCTAAATCCGTAGGCAAAGTGGTTGATATAAACAGAGTAAGTCCTGATACTTATTCGCCTAAAATTGACAATGAAGGAAATATCCAAGACGAAACTACAAGTGTTGACTACATTTTCGCTAACGAAAGAGGCGGGAAAGATTGGAGCGAATACTAATATTCGTTGCGGAAATTGTTGTCGGAAGATAGCGGAAGCGACCGGAGACCTTAAAAACAAAGAGAAAAGAATTTTTATAAAATGTATTTCGTGCCACGCTATTAACGAAATCTAAATAAATTAAGAGACCATTGAGTCCTAAGTAATCTTAGGATTTTTTTATTTTATGATTAATCCACTGCGATTTTTACCAAAATTTCTAAAAGGTCAAGTAAGCACTGAAGAAGGGCTTGAAGAGCGTAAGGATTCCCTGTCTTTGGATTTAGATGATAAGGAGCTCATTACGATTATTGACAACCGTCTTAAAGAGGGCTTGAAGTATAAACAGCCGATTGACGCTATAAACGAGTACAATGAGAAGTTTTACCTTGGAGAACAAGTTGACGCCTCTAAGCTTTTTGACCACCAGTCAAAGTGCGTGATGAACAAATGCTACTCGTCCATTGAGACGATTGTTCCTATTTTAGCCACCAAGAAACGTGAACCTATCGTAATGCCGGCGCAACAAACCGATGAGTCAAGAGAACTCGCGGAATACTCCCAGAACTTCTTATCGTGGAAAT